CTAGGCCGCCGGATGGCCTGCGGCGCCCCACGGCGGGGGTGGCGGGGTCCTGGGGGACGGGTGAGCCCCCCGGCTGTGCTGGCCGGGGGGCTCGGTGCGGTGCGGGTCAGATCGAGGCGAACTCGGCGCGACGCGGGGTGTAGATGTTGACGGTGAACCAGTTGAAGACGTCGCGCAGGTCCTTCATCGTCAGGTTCCACTCGGCGTACTTGGTGCGAAGCTCGCGGCCGAGCGGCATGTAGTCGTAGGTGTAGCCGCCTCGGCGGAGGGTGGCGTAACCGTTGTAGTCCTTGGCGATCTCCAGGATCTCGGCGTGGGTGAGCTTGACCTCGTCGCGGCCGACCGGGACCCAGGCGGGGGCGGTGGCGTTGAAGGCGATCTTGGCGTTCATTGTGGGCTCCATTTCCGGGGGCGTTTCCCCCTCTGAATGAAATTTAACCACACCCTGTGCCAGGTACGCAAGTGCCCCCGGTCGGCGAACCTTCCGGGGGCGTCGCGTGTGCGGCGCGACTGCTAGTCCTCGACCTCGTCGATCGTCGCCCCCACCTTGTCCATGATCATCGTGGCCAGCGGACCCGTGATGGCCGAGTAACGGGCCTTCTGCTCCGGCTGGCGGCTCACCCACTTGGGCTTGCCGGTGGTGTCGATGTTGTTCGCCTTAAGCTCGGCGCGGATGGCGTCCTCGGTCCCGAGCTGCTTCTCGCGGGCGGTGAGCCCGCCCCGCTGGCGCCACGCGTCGGCCAGCCGTGCGACCGACACCCACACCGTGTCGCACTTCTGGTCGTAGTAGGCGCCCTGGTGCCCGCTGGCGCTGGTCGGGATGAGGTTGACCCGCAGGTACCAGGGGATGATCTCGGCCAGCGCGTAGTTGACCGACCCCTCGTCCTGCTGGCTGGCGCACCACGAGTCGACGCGCTCGATGTGCGCCTCGTCGCCGGTCAAGTCGGCCAGGATACGGGCGCCCATGCGGACGATCGCCATCTTGTCGCCGTGTCGGCCGGACGAGGTGCGCAGGTCGCGCAGCTGGCTGAGCATGTCGGCCCGGGAGTGGATGAGGCCGCCCAGGGTCCCCGCCACCGCCGTCATGTCCTCCGGCTTGCCGCCGTAGCGCGACATCATCTCCTGGATGTCGTCCCACTGCGGGCGCTCCGGGTCCTTCAGGGACTTGCGACCCTTCGGGCTGGTGACTTCGAGCTGGAGCGCGCGGTCCCGCATGGCCTTCTCACCCATCACCGTGCCTAGCCCCTCGCCGGAGACCACGAGCGGGCAAAGGAGCTGCACGGTCTCGGTCTCGCGCCGGTCGGTGCCCTTCTTCGAGGTGTGACCCTCGGCGGTGAGCTGGCGGATGGTGTCCTGCAGGTCGGTGATCTCGGTGACGTCGTCCAGCCAGGTGATACCGTTCCGGTGTCCCGCCAGCGCGTCGCGGAACGCGGGGGCGGTGTACCGGCCGTGGCCGTTGGTGTTGCCCGCCAGCGCGACCATGAAGGCGAAGAAGCCGGTGGACTTGCCCGACTCCGACGGCGCCTCGATCGACATGAACGGGAACTGGCTGGCCTGGTACCGGCCCTTCAGGATCGCCATCACCCACCACGCGCCGAACACGCTGGTCACGCGCTCGTCCTGGTAGGTCAGCACCTCGCGGAGCACCTCGATCGCCTCGTCAGCCGATACCACACCGTAGACGTACGGGGCCCAGGAGGTGAGAACCGGGTCGGGCACCGAACCGCTGTGCGCGAGGATCTGCCCGTCGTTGGTCACGACGCCCTCGTGAACGATGAACTGCTTGAGTTCGCCATTCCACCCGAGGTGGCGGACGGCGTTGGACGACTCGGCGTGCTGGTTCTTGAGGTACTTCGCGAGGCGGTGGCGGTGGGCATAGCCGCCGTACTTGTCGAAGGGAACGGGCAGGATGGTGGCGCCCCGGATGGCCAGCCAGCCGGAGAGTTTGGAGTCGGTCGAGAAGATCGAGGGGTCGAGCTGGGTCGCCTCGTAGATGTGGTCGTCGGTGATCAGGTCGACGGTGTAGACCATGGTCCCGTCGCTGGCGCGGGTGATGGAGCGGACCCGGATGTCGAAGTCAGCCCACTCGCCGGGGACCAGACGCTTGTCCTCGCCACTGCCGACCTCGACCTGAGTCATCAGGCGCGAACCGTTGCCGATGAGCCAGCCGTTCTCCTGGCTGTGGGTCTCGGCCTTGGAGTTCTCCGAATTCCAGATCGACTCCACGGTCTTCATGAACGCGCCCTCCTCAATGGGGTCTATTGACGCCCAGTTGATGTTCGTGAGGATGGCGAGGTACCGGTCGTAGTAACGCCGCTCCATCTTCGCGAGGTGCCCCGCGACGCGGGCAAGCCAGTTGTTACCACGGCCCGGGTCGTCCGGGGGGAGCATGAGTTCCTGCGCCAGCGTGCCGTGTGCGGCCGAGGTGCGACCAGCGGTGCGGGCTTCGACCTGGCGCGGGGTGTTCTCCTTGCGCAGGCATTCGGGCGCCTCCAGGAGTTCGCCCCCGAGCCACTCGTAGACGTGGCCGCTAGTGTGGATCGACGGCGGCATGACCACGCCACCCCCGTCGCCCCGGAAGTCGTACCCGATCTGCTCGTCGGAGTGCGACGGCCAGGGCCGGGTGTCGTCCTCGCGGATGGCGAAGTGGAGGTGGTTGCCCCGGCGGCTGGACACCTTGAGGGCAGCATTGAAGACGGCCTCACCGAGACGATCGCGCCAGTAGTCGGCAGCGGCAGGGGAGTCCAGGTCGAGGACCACGCGCTTCGAGCACTGGCCGGTTGCCAGCCATAGCCCGTAAGTCCCGGTCTCGTAGATGTCGGCGAGGGCGGGGTAGGTCGGCTTACCGGCCTGGACCCAGTCCTGCTGCCACTTGATGCCGAAGTCAGTGCCCGGGTTCTTACCGCCCTTCTTCAGGGGAAAGATGGTCAGCCCCTGGTTGCTGTACTCCGCCCACCGGTCCCGGACGGATCCAGTCGTTGAGAGTCGTACCACTGTCTGGCTCCTTTTGAATACGGGACCGGCCCCCAGTCACTGGGAACTGGGGGCCGGTCGAGGGGTCTTGCCGGGGTGAGCCTAGAACATCGGCTCGTCGGACGGCGCCTTGGCGGTGCTCACGCCGGAGGCGGCGCCGGTCGGCACGTCCTCGGTCGCGGCGTCCAGGGGGAGGAGCTTCTTGATCGTGTTGACCGGCTCGCCCTGGCGGGAGCCGCCCTTCGCGACCTCGACGGAGATGTGGGCCTTGACGCGCTTGCCGACCAGGTCCTCGGTGTCCGTGTCGGTCGGGACGCCGAAGGCGGTGAAGGCCTCCTTGAGCTTCCAGAACGACTCGTTCGAGAGGGACGTGTTCGTCCAGAAGCGACGGCCCGCGTACTGCAGGTCGGCGCCCTCGTGCTGCGCGGGGATCTCGAAGGCCCACTTCCAGTAGGAGCCGCGCTTGCCCTCGCCGACCTCGACGTCCTGCATCAGCTGCAGGATGTAGACGCCCTCGGGAATCGGCTGGAAGCCGTCCTCCGCGTTGTTGACCTGCTCCGCGACGGCCGAGTTGAGCTTCGCCATGATCTGTCCTGCCTTTGTTCGTTTTCGATGCCCGGGTTACCGACTGGGCGCCATCGGGTGCCCCGGCTGGCGGGGCGGGTGGTGCTCCGCTATCCTAGCACCTGCCTTGTTCCTAGCGCAAGCACGGGGTTTGCGGTCGTTAAGGTTACGCGCTCGCGGCCTGCAGCCGGTCGAGGCGTGCCTTCACGTAGGGGTCGTCCGCTGCGTGCTCCTCGGGGTCCTCGGCGAGGACGTATTCGAGGATTCGGGTGAACGTGGGGTTCGGCATGATCTCGGGGGTCGCGCCGAAGCGGTCCTTGCCCCGGTACTTGCCGATCGGCCGGGTCACGGCGGTGAACCGCGACAGGTCGTCGGGGTCGCCGTCCGACTGCTGGACGTAGGCGACGACGTCGACATAGCCAGCGAGGTCGTTCGCGAAAGCGGGGGTGAGGGCCGGACGGTAGAAGATCTCGCCGGTACCCTCCTTGTCCACGTCCCGCTTGGCGAGGCAGACGAAGGCGGTGTGGCACGGGAGGTCACGGAATCGCCGGGTGACCCGCCGGAGCTGCTCCGTCATCTTGCCGTACTCGTCGCGCTCGATCTCGAACTCGTCCGTCTTGACCTCGAAGCCGCCGCGCAGGGCAGCCGCCTTGAGCTTGTCCTGGCGCTCCTTGATGATCGCTTCGAGGAGGACTTTCTGGATCTCGGTCATCGAGTCGAAGGCGACTCCGGCGATCGAGCCGGGCTCCTTGTCGAGCTGGCCCTTGACCTGCCAGTACAGGGCGTCCAGGTCGTCGTAGTTCCGGACGGTGTACGGGAAGATGTTCGCGGTCGGGATGCCGAGCCGCTGGAGGGGGCGCTTCTTGATACCGGCCTCGGCGTCGACCACGATCACGCGGCCCAGCCGGGCCATGTCCATCGTGTCCGTCGTCTTGCCGGAGCCGGGGTCACCGAAGTAGAGCACGTTCACGTACTCGTCGGTCTCGTCCAGGCTCTTGAGCATAGGGGTGCCCTCAGCCACTGCAACTACCTCAATTCTGGTGGTTTTCCCTGCGTACAGGTCGACCGGCTGGCCTCCTGCAGCGTGCCACACCGAGGAATTGAACCCCTGATAGAGACCGGAGCCAGGTTGGCCTCTATGCACCGAGCGTGCGGCTTGACGGGCTTTCCGAGGACCAGGCCCGCCCCTGGTTGCACACCTCCACGCCACCCCTCCATCGGGTGCGACGTACTGAGTCCCTCGTGGGTCGACCGTCACATCGACCAGCGTGGCCAGCCGGATCGAACCGACTCCGTCCGGGGCATCCGGACGGGCCTCCTGCGACCACTGGGGCGCGCTTTCCCCAGCTTGCCATCCCTTATCCAGGTGCGCACCCGGGGGAGTATTGCTCGATCGGACCGATCCACTGCGCCGACTAAGGGCAGCTTCCGCCGATCGTATCCCAGATCCTACCACACGCTTTGTCGGTAGGACAACGGCTTGCGGGGTACCGCCTCCCGCTCCCGGATCGTAACTCGCAATACTGACTGTTACCCACCCCGGTTTCTTAACGTCTGCAAAGCAGCCGCGTAGCCTAAGGTGTCCGGCCCACTTGAAGTCCATGGAGTGCCACGGCCATGCCCGGGTATTTCGCCCCAGCCAGCACCCTCGAACTGACTGCCCGGCCCTTGGTTGAACTAGAAGCCCGCGTTGGACTTCGCGAAGCGGAGGATGCCGTCCTGGACTTCCTCGCCCTGGTGCACCGTGTATCGACCGGCGGCGTCGAGGACGCGGACCTGCCAGCCGTCGAGGATATCGTCGTTGTCGTTCCGGTTGCGACGGGCGACCAGGGCGACGGAGATGTTCTGGCTGGACCCGAGGGTCGGCATGATCTCGTCGACCTCGACACCGTCGTTGATGACCCGGATGCCGACGTTCATGGCGTCGCCGAACGAACCGGTCGGCTTGGTGCTGACGCCGACCACGACCTCGGTCACCCACGCGGGGATCTGGTCGAGGTGCGCCCAGGTCTTCTCGTCGTCGTCGCCGATGCCGGTCTGGTTGTCCCCCGAGTGGCCCGCGCCGGACACCGCGTTGGGGTTCCAGCCGACGACGAGCCGCTTCGGCTGCTGGTCGCGGTAGAACGCGATCCAGATGTCGAGGTCGGCTTCCTTCGGCTTGCCCCCCAGGTTGATCTTGCCCCGGGTGAGCCGGGCCAGACCGCGCGCGGCCTCGGACTGCTTGCCGGTCTTGAGGTCCCAGTTCAGCAGGAACTTCCACTCGCCACCCTGCGTGGGGGTGTCCTTCGTCATGCTGAGCGTCATGCTCGTCCAATCGTCGTTAACGGGTGTTGCTGAGTGACCTGGGCGGGGATTGAACCCGCGACCACGGTGCCATCAAACCGTAGCTCTACCGCTGAGCTTACCAGGTCGAGCGTCCGGTCCCCGCCCGGGGGGATGAGTTGGGGACCGGACTGGAACGGCGGGGGCGGGACGCCCGGGGAGAGGCCCCCCGCCGTTCTGGTACTACCGTAGCAT